AAATGTACTAACCAAAAATGTAATCTGTACACTAATCGTCCTTATCAATCATGACACAAGATGAAATCATTGAGATGTACCTACAAGTATCAAAAGAATTGTGTAATGACACCGAATGGTGTTGGGCTGGTGTTGGCGAACCTTTGCAGATGTTTGCCAAGCTCGTAGCCGCCAAAGCCTCAGCACAACGCACAGAGCCGCCAGATTGGTTTCCTGCTGTTGAGAATATTCTTAAGGAGTATGGCTTGCAAGCAATGGATTTTGTGGCTGACTTTAAAGAAGCGATGAAAAATGCAGAGCAATCACAGCGCACATGGGTAGGGCTAACGGATGAGGAATTTGACGAATTAGACAAAGAAGATTTAAGTTTAAGGGAATTTGTACAGGCCATTGACGACAAACTTAAGGAAAAGAACACATGAAACTCTATGAACTAAAAAAGAATTCTCTATTCACACTAGATGAAACCCCTCAAATACCTGTAGACGCACCTAATGGAATCCCAAATGTAATCTACAAACTACATAATCTAGACGGCATGTATTCATACGTCACTGACGCAATGAATAATGTACATCATTTTGCAGCATGGACTAAAGTAACACCCTATGAAGATACTAGCATACAAGCTGTTCCGTAAACGTAAAGACAATACATACGGACCACTGTTTATTAATCGTAAACAAAAACTAACCAGAGGTATAACCTACACCGCTGAAGATCATCCTACTGAAGGATACGCCCATAGACCCGGATGGCATTGTTGTGCTCAACCTGTAGCACCACATCTATCACTTAAAAATCGTGTATGGTGTGTTGTTGAAATAAAAGATTTCAAAAAACACCAAAAACCGGTACACCAAGGTGGTCTCTGGTATACAGCAAACAAACTAACAATCCTACAGGAACTATAATGTTAAGACATAAAGAACATACATATCTTGCTGGTCCTATCGAAGGTGTATCAAGAGACCAAGCACTGCAATGGCGAATAACAGCAGCATTCAATCTAAACAACTCTAACATTGATACACTTGATCCAACTCGTAGATCATCTTTTGTTGATAGTAGTGACTACCTAACCCATGAAAATGCTGCACGTAGAATCTGGAAAAGTGATCTACAAGATATCGCCTACAGTACAGTTATCTTAGCTAACTTATCCGATAGCTTACCCGGTAAAAAGTGGGGTACTGTATGTGAAATTGCTCATGCTCATACCAAAAATAAAATCATTATTATTCTGATGGATAAAGATCAATTCAAACACCCATTCATCACACAGTATGCTACTGAGATTCATCATAATCTTAATGATGCTGTTGAAGCCGTAAAAGAGTATTACATATGACACATATAATAAGTACCCTTATATTTATAACATGGATAGCTATATGCTGGAATCACTTCTTCTCCGCTTTCTATACTATAATTTGGGCTTTAAACTTATACATAATAAATATGATAATAACCACTAAGCCATCCGTATTAGTAAAAAAGTTACCATTCTAATGCCATACATAACAGAAGAAGCCCGTCAATCAGACCACATGCTGTCATACGAACCGCACACAGCAGGTGAATTAAACTTTATAATCACAACATTTATCCGTGATTACTACCTTGCAAACCCCTGTTATCAAAGTATAAATGATATTGTAGGTGCTCTTGAAGGTGCTAAACTAGAATTCTATCGTAGAATTGCTGCACCATATGAAGATACTAAAATTATAGAGAATAGTGATGTCTACTAATAAACCAATCGTTAATTTTATAGATAATGCTGAATTCTATGAAGTAGAATACTTTAAAGATAATGAACTACTCTCAAGTGAAGTAGCCCGAGTGTTTGTAACTAATCATCCAAAATTAGGAAACGGAATAATACATACTTCTGTAATAAAACAAAAATTTGATGATGGTAGCTTTGAAACACTAAACACTGTGTATAAACCAATAGAGAAATAATATGAACATTGATAATGATCATGACCTATGGAAACAATCTGAAGACCCAAGAGATAAAAAGTTTGAATCAGACTTCTATGATAAATGGGCTGCAAAACAATTGTGGCCTGATACCTTTGCTAAAGCATATAATAAAGAAATAGATTATGAAGCAGCTAAAGAAGAAGAAGAAGAATATACTTTAAATGAACAATTCTTTACACAATCTAACTTAGACTCAATCATTAACCCTAAACACTACAAAAACGTAGCAGCAGGTAAACAATACATGGAACTTATGGTTGATATGCTTGCTGATAAATCAGGTGTAGAGGCACACTTGTTCGGTCAAATCTATAAATACCTCATGCGTTGCGGTAATAAAGATGATGAAGTACAAGAGTTAGAAAAAGCTCTATGGTATTTAAATGCTCTTATTAAATACAAGAAAGAAGGTGTTGTACTATGAAGATAGAATTAGGACATGAAACCTTTACAAAAGCAATAGCTCAAGAACTTAAAGAACAATATCATTCTTTTAAACGTGATCTTGATAATGATACACATGTAGGTTTATTTTCTCTGGATAAAGAAGAAGATAAAAAACAAATGAAAGAATTTTTAAATGCCTTTGAAAAAGTACATAGCTACTATTCTCTCTATGATATCAACGAATACCCGCATGAAAGCTAATAATGAAAATTAACACAGTTGAAGAACATGAAGATGGTAGCGTTACTGTTCAATTAGTCTATACTCCTGAAGAACATAATATGTTACTTGAATATGCGTTTGTTAATCTCTTAAAAGATGCTTTGAAAGAACAAAATGCAAGAACTAATCAAACACAAGAGTGATTTATTTATAACGTTTAATACAATAAACGAAGCATTAGAATATGCAATGAATGTTTCTAACAACTGTAGTAACAAAGATAAACCAGCAGTAATCACTGCGTTTATGGCACTCATTAATACAATCTGTAAAGTTGAGGCAGATAAATGTCAGGTTGGCTAATAGCAATCATTGGTGTAGTATACCTCTATATTTCTTTAGAACAGTTATATAGAGGTAATACTGGCATGGCAATAACTTACTTTGGATATGCCCTCGGTAACGTGGGTTTATATATGTTAGCAAAATGAATATTAATGAACAAGAAGCCTTTGTAAAAGCCTATTCAAATAATATGGCTTATTTATCTTCAGAAGAAGTTGTTGCTTTTATCACTAAATATGAAGCAGATGCAGATATTGATTACTCATTTGAACATATAAGCATTATGGATGCGCTAGGTATCTGGCATGAAGCTATTAAATGGAAACTAAATGAACTTATTAAAAACAGTTAAAAGATTTGTTGCTGGTACTGACAAATACTTTGACGTATATGAATGCACTGTTGATGAAGTAGATGCGTATACTTCTGACTCAGGTAAATCAATGATCAAAGTAACTATAGCGGGTATTGAGTATTCAGGCTTACATAACAAATGGGTATATGAATATCTATGTGCTAATGAAGGAACCCAATCATTTGTAGTACTGTGGCGAGCACCTAAAGGTAAACCTATGGTAGCTTATGTAAAAGAAATCTGGCAAGATCATATCAATGGGGTAACTAATGGAGAAGTGTCCAGTGAATCTGACGCTTATAGCCCAAGCAGTGAGTCATTTGTGTATCTTTGGATCAATAAAGACACAGATAGAAAATATATCGGAAAGCACAAGGGAACAGCAGATGATGGATATATCTGCAGTTCTGAACAGATGCGTGAAGAATACGCTGATTGTCCGTCAAGGTTCATAAGAACTATATTAAAGTATGGTACTGAAGAAGAAATGATTGAATTTGAAACAATGTTATTGTTACAAATAAGAGCAGCTAAATGCCATATGTACTATAATATGAGTAATAACCTGAGAAAAGATTAATGGAAGATAAACTAAAAGAACTAGTAAAATCTCTGTTTACGGATTACCTTGATGTAACAGAAGAAAGTGATAGCGGTAAAATATTTCACCCAACTACCATATCAAGCTGCAGGGTAATGAAGATTATACCCTTAAACAAACTGTTAGATGAACTAAAACAAACCGCATTTAAGGAAGAATAATGTCATATACCTTTAATCAAATAATTGATACTCGTAATTTTCAAATCTGGATTGATCTAGATCGTAAATATGGCTACTTTGAACACAAAGAAGTAGGTGATGATTGTGCTGGTGGTTTGTGGTTTGATGGTTGTATGTTCTTAAATGACTATGATGGTGTATATGAATTACCCGGAGAAATTATTAGAGAGTTAAGTAGTCGATGCTACATTGATGCTGAAGAATTTCAACCTTAAACCGTAGTTGACCCCTAATAGGAGTAAGCATGAAAAAGACAATGGTAACAGTCGTAATTGAATTTGAAGGTGAATTAGATAAAGACATAGTACTAATGACTGTAAATGAAATGTTAGAACCCGGGCTTAACAGCCAAGAAACATACAGTGTAGTAGATGTCAATGTCATTGATGAATAACCTTATAGCACGGATTACACAAGAGGAATGTGCTGAAGTAATACAAGCCATATCTAAAGTATTAAGGTTTGGCATTCAACATGAATCACCTGTAACAGGTATAACTAATGCTGCTCATCTTGAAGAAGAAATGGGGCAGCTTATAGCTATGATGCAATTATTAGCTGATGAATGGAAACTTAATCGTGAACAAGTAACGTTAGCTTATAAAAATAAAAAAGCTAATTATGATTTATGGGATAAACAATATGCTAATTGAAGATCATGGTAACATGGTAAGTCTTTTACTACTACTACGCCCACCTAAAGACGCTACAGATATGTGGTTACTTGGTGAAGTCGGTTTAAAAATACAGGAGTTAGCAAACCAATATGAAAACGCAGAAAGATTGGGATCAGTTTTACCTGAACATAGCCAAGCTAGTAGCACAGCAAAGTTATGCTGAAGATCATAAAGTAGGTGCTGTCATTGTTAAAGATGATAACATCATTTCTTTTTCTTATAATGGAACCCCACGAGGGTGGAACAATGAAACTCAAAATTCTAATGGGCAAACTAAATCAATGGTTCTTCATGCTGAGACTCAGGCTATTGCTAAAGTTTCTAGATCAACCTTATCTAGTAATGGGGCTACTATCTACAGTACCCTTAGTCCTTGTATTGATTGCTCAAAGCTTATCTATCAAGTAGGAATCAAAAGACTTGTATATATTGATACCTATAAATGTACAGATGGATTAAAGTTTCTTATGGCTAATGACGTATTAGTTAATGAAGAATATTCTACAACAAGACTAGCATCTAAAGAATGGTTAGCTAGAACAGGCCTTGAATGGTAGAAATATATTTAATGGCAGGTGCTCTTATACTTTTAGGAGTATATAACTGGAAATTAATAAATGATCTTTCAGATGCTAATGAACAAATTGAAATGGCTAATGAGCTTATCATAGGTATGGCACAAGAGTTACAAGAATATGGATCTCCTAATGTTAAGGTAACTCAAATTGAAAAATAAATTATTCCCCGGTATTGAATTAGAGGTAGCATGTTTACCTGATTCAGAAAACTCTATAGCTAATTTATTTTGGAATTGCCTTGAAGACTATATAGTAAGGTTTAATACCCCTATCATCATGCACCCTATAAAGATACAAATATGTGCTGTTGAATATCCTTTAGAAGGTAATGGTGACATGGGGTTAACCATGTTTAATGATGATGATGGTAGAATTTTAGTACAAGTAAGAGACCCATTTCTAAATGAATGTGAATATACTGAATATGCCATGACTCTATTTATAAACATTATATGTCATGAGATAGTTCATGTATGTCAGCATTTAACTGGAAGAACAGGTTTTAAAATTCCTAAAATGAATATAGGAGAAGACATTCGAGAAGAATATTTCTTTGACCCTGAAGAAATTGAAGCTAGAGTTTTAGAAGCACCCTATACAGCTTACTATGGAAGTAATATAACATGACTGCAAAAACAAGGTATGTGTATGACATTGAAACAGATGGTTTACTCGATACAGTAAGTACTATCTGGCTATTAGTTATTATCAATGCCGATACATATGAACGTAAATGTTATTCAGACTATGATAGTGAGTTAGAATCTTTAGATAA